TGCTATCTTCGCTGCTGCCTCTCCATCTGACTTAATTTCTTTGCCGAATTTTTTAACCGAATCAATGGCGTTATCAACACTATCTGTAACGCTGTCAACCCCTAAAACAACTTTACCAATACTATCAGTTGCGATTTTACCTGCTTCTTTAAAATTGCCTTTAAATAGTTGCTCAACAGCTTTACCTAAATTTGGTATTAAGTTTAATAACCCCTGAAACCTTGTTACAATATTATCTTTAATTAAATTAGCGAAGTCTGTTATCGCTTGTTTAGGGTTTTCAAAAACACTTATAATATTCTCACCTAAATCAGCTAATAAATCTAAAAGGTTTCCTGTAACACTACCAATAACCCCTAATATTTTAGCAAACTTATTTTGTCCTTCTTCGCTTCTGGTAAATGCTTGACCTAAAGAGGTGACAGCTATTAATAAAGCTCCGATTCCTGTCCCTATAATAGCAACCCTTAAAGATTTAAACCCTGTTGTCACGCTACCGATAGCCCCCTTAAACGCCCCAAATTTAGAAACCGCCCCGCCAGTCGCTTTGTCAAGCGTGCCACTCATTGCCTGAGTGGATTTGCTAGTTTCTTTAACCTCTTTATTTACTCCGTCAATACTTTTCTCTAAATCATTTAAACCCTTTGTAGCTTTTTTACTATCTACGTTTAAATTAATAGTTTTCTCTATTGCCATTTTATCTCTTGTTTAAGTGTTTTGTAACCCTCTTTTAAAGTGGTCGGTAGTTTATATTTGCCTTGTGCTATTCGCAAATTTTCGGTTTCCCCGTTTGCGTACTTTAAACTTTCAATTATTAATTTAATCATTTTATTTAGTTTGAATTTACAAATATATCAGTATCAAAAGAACCGTATTCAACAGCCGTTGCATCAATAACACCATCATAAACAGCCCTTAAAGAAATCTTATAAGTTGTTTTATTTTCTAAAGATGTAATTGTTTTACTTGTTCCAGTTTCTGAGCTTAAAAATTCATCGTTTAAATATACCTCGTATCTATCAAAATTCGGGTCTGTAATAGCATCCCATTGGATTCCAATACTAGTCCCACCTTGACTAGTAACCTCTAAACTTTGAACCCTTCCACCGCTTCCAACCTGACCATTTATCTGCTGCCTAACATTTGGACTTAAATTGTATAATTCTAAATCGCTTTTATTAGTTAAAAGATTTGTTGTAATGGAGTTTATTCTATACTCTGTTGTGCCAATGACAAAAATGTCGTTTAAGTTATATTTTAAAATTATATTTAAAGGTAAATAAGCGGAAACCTTAGTTTTACGTGAATTTCTAGCGAACAAATTAGCCACATAATTTCTGTAATACTTAGTAAATAAATCGTTTGATTGATTCCCCTGAGAAGCTGAACCCGTCCCTAAAGTGTACTCGTCTATTTCAACACCAAAGTTTAAAGTTTCTGTTAAAAACCCCGTTACTATATTAGATATGGAATTTGAAGGTCTTAAATATTCAGTTATATTTGTAAAAGTATCGTTTGAATTATCCCAATAAATAGGGTTTGACGTTGTGGTCGTTCCGTCTGAATAGAATAATAAAGGCAACCCGATTGTTGGCTCGAATTTTTTATCTAACATAGCACCTTGAACAATTTCAGTAAGAGCACCACTTGTTTCATCGCTTAGTCTTTCGTACATCATTTTCTCAAAACCAACCTCAACTTTATAGTTGCTGCCATCCCATTCATCGTTCCCATAACTTTCTTGAGCAAAGATATTACCTTGTAATTCTTCTGCATATTGTACGAGATATGACTTTTTGCTTTTAAAATTAAACTCCATATTTTTAAACTGTAATAGTTTAGAAACTGTTGATTTTTTAGTGTCCACATATTTAGTTATGTCGTATGTCAAACCAGAGTTATAAAAATCATCTAACGGCAAAACATTAATAACCCCGTCTTCTTTGTACGCTGTTAAATTGTACATTAAAAAAAGGTTTTTTAAGAAATCAAATATCTTCATTTTAGGCATTTGCCTGTTAATTGTTATAAAGTTTTCAGATAATGGGGAAGCCTTTACATAATTACCAATATCTCCAACAGACAAATCTTGTTCATTAAAAACCGTTACCTCCCTAACCTCCAAAGACTGTGAAATACCTACTGTATTCTCCGCACTTATAATGATTAAAGTATTAATAGGAATGTTTCCATAAGTATCAGGAGTAAATCTATAAGTAAACGTCTGTGTTCCCGTTCCTTCCGATTCAAATAATGGGAGGTTATTTGACGCCCTTAAAAATTGTACATCATAATTTCTATTTGGGTCTGTGGTGCTAACCGTTAAATTAAACTCGTATATTAAACTTCTAGCAAAACCACTACCGCCACCAATAGTTCGGGGAGTCGCTACCCTTAATTCTGTCCCACTTGAATATTCATAGAACCCTTCTGTATTTAATGGAACGCTCCAAGAATTTACTATTGAACGAACATCACCGCCCTCGCTTGCGTTTGATAAAAAACCTTCTTCCCTATGAAGCCACATATATAGCTTTCTAAAATTTGCACTATTAAAAAATTCTTCACTAAATTTAATTTGCGGATATGTTTCTTCAATCGCTTCTAAAATAACTTTACTTTTTAATGCAGGTTTTAAATCGGCAAAACTTAAATAGGTGTCCGTAATGTGGTCTTTATATTCATTATCTTTGTATCTCATATTTTTACTATGAGTTATAAGCGGAAATATCAAGTCCTCACCTTCTGCTGAAGATATAAACTTGCTTTTAACAAAGTCGTTTGTGTAATTAAAATTTAAAGCAGATGGGTATATTAATGAGCTTAACTCATTTTCACCCAAAAGCTCCTTAAATTCAACCGCTTCACCCGTAAAGACCAATTTATAAGAATAAGCAACGTTATTTTTTAAATCAACTGAAGTAAGCCGTATTCTCCCAGATTTATAGTCAATCCCATTTAATTGGATAAGTCCGTCACCTTGATACCTAGCGTCAAAACTGTTGTTAATATCAGAATCGTAATAATGTTTAAAAAACTTATTATTGCTTTTTGATGCAGGAACACTAAATTGTTGACTGAAAGGTGCAAATATTTTAGAGGGGTCTTTAACGTTTTGAATGCTGTCTGTAATTGAAACGCTTTCATCTTTAAATAATTCTAATTTAGTAAAGTCGTCATATATTTGATACGGCGTATTGTTACCAGAAAAAACACCCCCGTCAATATCTAAAGCGTTTACGTTTCCTCTTGGAGCTATTACCGTTATCCTACCCTGTACATTGTTTGAAAGGTTTTTTATTATTTGACCAACCTTAAATTCTCCACTCGTAAAATCAGTAGAAGTATCTACGAGCCTTGTTTGAGTTGGAAAACTTCCAAAGCTATTAAATTTATTCCCACCCCTAATATATAAGTCTATTATCTGCATTTATCTTATGTTATTTATAGTGTCAAAAGCAAAATCAATTTTTACAGTGTAGTTAATTAGTTTATCGTTTAGGCTAGTCTTGTAGCTAAAACTTGAATCGCTTATGTTAATAGGTAGCACCTCGTTATTTATTTCTATCCACGCATCTTCACTTAGTTGCATTTGCCTAAAAACTTCATTGTAATCTTCTGGATAATATCCAGTATTTAAAGTCATTTTTTCGTTACCTTTTTTAAATAAGTTTTTTTGTTGGTGCTTATCTAGTTGGTAATTATTAGCTACTAAGGTATTTCTTTTAAATGATTCTTTTGAAGTACTTAAATCTTTATTGCTACGTTTAAAAAACCAAACATCTTGTAAAGCTCCGAATTTATTTATAAAGCTAATTTTTAAAGGTTCGTATTTACATTCTTCAATACTTTTAACCTTAATTAAATCAACCCCATCAGTGCCATTTATATAAATAGCATCAACAGGAAACAAAGTTACATCGCTTAAAAATTCATTCAAACATAAGTTACCTTCAAAAACCCCACCGTCATCTAAAACCCTATCTTCAAACTCGTCAGAAGGACTCACTGTATTTGTAACGTATTCTATCTGCAAACCTGAGTTGTTTGAGCTTGATATATTACGCCTGTAAACTTCCTGACCGTTTGAATAAAATAAAACTTCTTGAACTTTGTTAGCGTCAACAGGTAAGTAAACAGGTGCGTCATCTAGCTTTAAAATTGTATTGTTTGATTGTAACAGCCCTAAATCGTTTTGAGGATTAACACCGTCTTCAAAATAACCAAACCCGTAAAAGCCTTTATTTTGACTTAAAGGTTCGAAGCCACTAACACCACTCACAACCTTTCTTATTTGGTAATCAACCCAGACTATTGGTGTTTCATACTCATTAGCTTCGTAAGTCATATAATCCTTTACTAATTCCGCTATCTCAAAATTAACCGTACTATTAACCGCCAAAGCATTTAAAACGTATGTAGGTGTGACGGGTCTTGACCCCGTTTGAGTGCCACTATATATCCATATTGATAGTTCAGCAGACTCTAATTTGCTCGCTGTGAAATATACATAGTACGGGCTTCTTACATTAATTTTTGCCATTTTATCGTTCTGTTAATTTTATTAAATCTTTTTCTAATCCTATTGAGTACGCTTCTATTAATTCATCTGGTAACCTTTTAAACGCTGCTACAAATGGCTTGGTAAAAAACAAACTCGGTTTAATTCCTTTCTGGTATATGCTTCGGGATATTAAAAACGCTGTACTTTGGTAACTTAAAAACCTCCCAGACTTCCTGTCCTTAAATTGAATACCTCTACGCCTTACCCATTTATCAATACTATTTGTTAAACCGCCCTTTTTTCCTGTGCCACTCCCAAACCTAAACGGACTATTTGGTGCTTTAGCACTTGAAGATTTACCACGAACCCCTTTATCTTGGAACTCACCGTATTGCTCCATACTAAATCCTAATTCAGCCCCTTTGTCTGTTACCTCTACATTATACCCTAAACTGTTATAAAGTTCCTTAGAAACGTTCTTATCGCTTTTAGATAGATTGCTTCGGGATTGTTGTATAACATACTTAGCGAACTTATTTAGTTCATTTTGTAGGGATTTATCTGCTAACATATTTCAATATCATTTAAAACAAATACGTCAAACGTTGCCGTCCACCCTGCTACCTTGTTTTCAAACCTATCTACAAACGGCTCTAAATTTGCGTCACCATCTAATTGATAAAAAGCGTTGTATAAATCAGCACGTCTTAAACGTTGTACTAATAAATTCAAAACAGCTAATTGAGTATTTAAAACATCTTGCTCATTATTGTTCCCCCTGAATATATCCGTTGTTGGTTCTTTGTTTTCATCTACTATGTCCATTGATAGCACCGAAATATTAAACCTCAATACGCTCTCCTGTGCTGTTGCGCTATTAACTATTAAATGAGATAAAGGAAATATAGTTTGTTTAGCTAAATCAACATCAAATAAATCGCCTTCTGTTACCGTGTTCACGTTTGGGTCTTGTAATAACGCATCTTTGATTGCCTGTGTTAATATATAAAAACCCCTTACTCCTGTTTGTGCCATTGTTAAAATTTATTTTTTATATTGCGTGCTTCAATTTCGTTTTTTTCTTTTGTATATGTTAAGTATGTTAAACACTCGTGAACGTTTAACTTAGTGATATCTTCAAATCTTGTAATATCTCCGTTAGCGATTGCATAGACTGAATTGTACCACCCCCATTTGGAAGTGAAGCCAGATATTGCACTAAATTCTCCTCGTTCTGTTTGCTCGAAGAGTTCAGGATAGCTATTGACAAGTCCTTGCCTAAAGCGTAAAAAAAAACCATTGCACCAAAAACTGCATCTAAAGGGTAATTCTTAGCTTCTACGCTTGTGTCGGGGTCGTAATCTTTAAGGGTATATCGTGAGCCTTTTTTTAAATCAATCTGCCTAAATAAAACATTCATAGCTCTATGCAAGTTGTCAGTATCACCTATAAAGGTATCTAAGTCTATATATTCGCCAAAGCTCATATTCTCTAAGTCTGGTATAAAACCAAAGTATTGACCGCCTAATTGAAACCTGTTTATCAATTGGTGTTCTACGTCAAACATTTTATTGATGACCTCGCAAATATCTTTTATATCGTTTGCTTTCATTGAGCGAACAACCTCAACAGGCACTTTGCAGAATATCTCAACCATCTTTAAAAGTACATCGGATTCCTTTTTAGAATCTAACTTTGAAAATTCTTGGTACTGTCCTAACGTGATTTCGTTTAGGCTTGTAGGTATCTGTATTTTTACTTCCATACTAATATATAAACAAACCGTTAATATTTTATAAAGTATTAAAACAAAAAAAAGCCTATAAAATTAATTACAGGCATTTATTAGTTTGTTCTTAGTTATAACGACTGTAAAAGTCAAATATAATGTTTCTTTTACTGTAAACTAAAGGCTACCCTTCAAATTTCCAATAGTATTCACAAACAGAATCCTTAATTGGTGACTCCATAAAATACGATTGTCTAAAAATATTTGGTTCAGCTTTGTGCCTGTAACAGGTGTTCTTGCTTCCGCACCCCTTACCTTCACACATTGTAATATCTGCCATATCTATTTATTTAAGTGGTTATAAATATCTATTAAATCGTTAAGCCTATCCATCATTTCAGACCCGTGACATTGTTCTGGGTGTGATGCTAAGAAAAGGACTGAGCTATATAATTTTCTTTTTATTTCTTCTGGTTCCATTGTTATTAATTAAGGTTGTGTTATTATTATTAATTAGTGTCGTTTTTGTCCCCTATAAAGATACAACTTTTTTTGAATTAACAAACATTTTAATTAACTTTTTTTTCAATGTCGGATAAATGTCGGTTATATATCGGTCTCATATGTAGTGCAGTTTTGCAGTTGGATTGCATAATTGTACAGTTTTTTTATAGTCGTTTAGCTAGTTCTAACCTTACTTTGATACAAATAAGTTATATATTTGCCTTTACTTTATGACACCGCATATTTGCCGAAGTTTGGTCTGCTCATTATTGAGTAAGTAGCATATCGCACCGCATCAATCAAGTGATTGTTTTTATCAACGGGCGTGTTTGTTAGTTTCCCCGTTTTATCTGTCACCCATTTGTAATTCCTAAACTCCATTATTAAATTATCGTCAGAGCTTACTAAGTGTATTTTAAAACGTTT